CATTTTATATAATTATATTAATTATATAAATTTTTTAAGCAGTTATTACGAGATTAAAGGAAACGAAAAAAGGAAACGAAAAAAGGAAACGAAAAAGGAATCAGACTCTATTTATGACAGCCTCTTTGGCAACCCTACTAACAATTTTGTCGATATTACTTAGTTGTTCTTCTGTTGTTAGTCCTGACATGGCATTACCAACTATTTTTAAATATAGATCATTTTTTCTCGATTCGGAATCCATGCAACCAGGATATTTGTTGCGCCATTCACCTATTTTTTTGATATTTTCGAATGCAACTTGTTTTATTGCCTTTTTTAAAATAGGCTTTGTATCATCTTCTTTGGTCCATTGATCATCATTTTTAATATATAAAACTTCTCTTTTTAGATCCGAACAATGGATTGGTCGTTTGTTTATATCTAACTCTTTCAAATTTTTATTCATTATCCTAGAAACACCTTCTACATAACCTAGTCTTCCAGTAGCTTCCAAATCTTCTAGTTCAACTTTGATTGAACTAACAAATTCACTGATGTTAAGTGCATCTTTGCATTCTTCATTTAAAAAGAACTGTAAATTGAATGTTTTGTTATGAGAATTGTTAGTATTATTGTTAGCATTATTGGTTATATTCATGTTATCCTTTTTAACAAGTTCCAATATCAAATTTTTAAATTCAGAATTTTCTTGAATAAGTAATTTAATAATTTCTTTATCAGAGGTATCCGAAGATTTTATTTCTGGCGATTTTTCCTTGGCGATTTTTTTATCGTCTTGCATTTTTTCAACACATTTTTTCTTATGTCTCCATAATCCGGTTCGATCTTTATATTCTTTGTTACATGTTTCACAAAACAAGGCTTTTTCTGGCATTTTTGTTGCTAAAATGGTAGCATTCTGCTTTTTTTTGTGTTTTGCTGTGGCAATATGTCGGTCCCATTCGCTAGTTTTGCAGCATTTATAGTCACATTGCTGACATATGAAATTTTTGGCGTTTTTTTGTTGCGAAAATGTTGCTAAATCCATATATATAAGCAACATACTAAAAAATGCTCTAAATCATTTTTTTGGAAAATATTGAAAAATTATCGTAACAAAATTTTCTGAAGAAAAATGATTTTCAGAGCATTATGCTCACAAGTCACTTTTTGAGACCCCCTTTTTCAAACCTTTCTTTCGGATCTTTTTTTTGGACATAAAAAAAATGTCCAAAATCAAAAAAAAAATTTCAAATTTGGGTGAAAAAGTGTAGAAAGCTAGGAGTTGGACATTTCTTGTGAATTATCATTTTCCGCCTCTTTTGTGACTGAAAATCTAGACAAAAAAGTATAAGATTTGATAAATTTGAGACCATTATGCTGCCGATTTGTGCCGACTTTTTGGCCGGGATTATGCTCTTAGATGGCAGATAATATATGAAATAATTGTGACCATACATGCTCACAGAATAACATATGAGTTTGATGTCTACCAGACGATTAAAATTTCCTTACAACTGGCATCTTGGCCAAATAAATACATACATTTGACTTTGGTTATGGTAATATCGACATCAATTAGAATCGTTTTTAAACGCTCTATTATCGCCTGATCGCTCTTTTTGTTAAGAATCTCGAATCGGTTAACAGCTGTGCTGTATGTATGCTTGTAGCTGGTTTCCTTATCTTGGATGCTCGCTTTATGAATCACTTTGCCTACAATTTCCTGTATTTCGGCTTCAAAATTACGATCTATTAGCTCTTGATATAAATTTTTCAGTTGTATTTTTGTATACGTTTGCTGACATAATATAAGATCAATTAGACCTAATATCACGAATATAAATATGAATATAATTTTTGACATTTATTAGTTTATTAGTTTGTTAGTATAATACATCCATATATCAAGTCAAAAGTATTTCAATTTTATTTTTAATAAAGGCATTTTAAAAAAATACAAAAAAAGAAAGGTTGCCATTAAGGAACGTAAAATTATGTTATAGCTTATAAGAGCAGACATGATAATCTTTTTTTATTGCATAATATAACTTAATAAATAAAGGGTTACCATTTAATACTAATAAATTTACATAAATTCATTTCATGTTGCTCACAACCAGGAAATATTCTAGAACAACATTTCGGATCTGAGATGGTAATATTGCTATCAATTAATATATTTTTTAAACGATTAATTATTATTTTATCATTAAAATTGCTAAGAAGGCCAACATACCTTATATCATCAGGTCTACCAGTAGGAACATAATAAGTTAGTGTATAACTGGTTAGATTTTGTCTAGCTAACTCTATAACTTTATCCACAATATGCTGTATTTCTTCATTAAACGCTTTATTCATATAGTGATGATGCAAGCCTCTTAATTGTGTTCTTGTATATATTTCATGACTATAAATAAAGCAAATAGTCAAAATAAATAAGATAATAATTTTAGATAAATACATTCTGCTTTGGTTTGTTAGTTATAATATTACAAATAGTTGTAAAATTATATTCAATTTTTTGTTTTTTGTTTTTTCGCTTTATCGCTTTATCTTTTTGCTTATGTCGCGTAAGCTAAACCGCAGTTACCGCCAATAAAGATCACTTGATTGATTCGCTCTTCAAACAAAGTCATATTAAAATTGTAATCATAAATACGCCAAGTCGGTTTATTGACACCGATAATATCACCCGTTGCAGGATCACAAATTGTCAAACTTTGTGCCAATGGATCTACAGGCGGAATAATCGTGGTAAATTCTAGCTCAATTTGATTGAATCGGCTCATATTCATTGCACCAGATGGCTGCAAATCAGCATTATTTGAATTCAAACAAAAGTTATAACAATAAAGTCCTGGAGGCGCATTGCCACTAGTTCTAGTATATTTTTCTATGTAATTAAAAATACCGGCAGGCTGTATATTCTCTCGATAAGAACCATCTAACAAAATACCTAAAACAACCAAAATAAACTTATCATTTTCTGGAGTATAAGTGGGAGTAATTAACAAACCTGTTAGGTTACCATTGGGATTCACTCCGGGACCGATATTTACTGGAACTGGTTGATTTAATGAATTTGTTCGATAAACTATATAATCTCCGGCTGATGGCGCAGGTATTACATCTTGTGGCATATAATTGTAAGGCCAATTGGTATAATTAGACCATTCATTACGTAAATTAACATCGCTTCGCTGGAAATAGAACATCCAATTAGCAACCATTCCTAGCGAATCAAGCTCAACCTTGTTAGGTCCAGTGACATTGTAAAATTTTTGCTCATGGACCTGTTTGATTAAATATTTCTGTTCTTCTAATGCGAATACGCGTTCTTCTTCATTAGATAAAAAGCCATAAGTGCAATTCAAATGCACATCGGCATTCCATAATGTTCTTTGATCAGAATAGGAATTGATGCCAATATTGATGTCGGGGGGTGGCTGCAAGAATCGATAAAATTGCATATACCAAGCATTAAAATTAGGAGCTATATATGGAAAATTAAAGACAGAATCAAAAACATCACGAATTTGAAATAGTTGATTAATTGGTCTTAAAGTCACATTAATGTGTAACTCATTGTATTGAAGCGATGTGAGAGGGAATGCCATCTGTGTTTTAAGACCGAACCAGTTATTAAGTGGAATGTATAAAATGCGACCTCTAATAGATGGCTCTGGTCCGGCTAGTGCAGAACTATAATAAGCATTTGGATAAGAGTTGACACGAGATCCGGCATTGGCAGGATCATTAAGTTCAGGAATGTTACCAATCATTTCATAAAATAGTTGTTTTTTTTGACCAGTAAAATCACGTTGAACCGCGGCTAATAAATAGTCACCAGAATATTCTTGAAGGGTATAATTTCCACAAGTAATGCTAATTTTAGAAATCATCTTTGCTCCTAAATTTTGTATCCATTTGAATTCATATGGAACCCAGTTTTGACTATTAGAATTTTGTTCAGTAGTAGCATTACTAGGATCTTGTGGAGGTAAAATGGGACTCCAAATGTTAGGAAGAGCAACGGAAAGATAACAATCCATTAGCAAGTCAGCATATCGAGGAATTTTAAAAGTATAAGTGGATTCTTCTGAGAGGCGTAATGTTTTAGAACCTTCAAAATCAACTCTGAATTTTTGTAAACCGAAATTTGTATATTGTGCAAAAGTGCTTTTAAAAAATGTTTTTGAAGGGTTACCATTTAAGATAATATTTTGTTGCCCTTGGGAAACTAATTGCATTAAACCACCGGCCATAATTAGTATATATTGTTATTATTTTTTAATTCTTTATTTGAGTATATTATATAAAAAGTAAAAAGTAAAAGTAAAAATATTATATTAATATAAATATATGTCTGGAACAGGAACAGAAGCTATAAAAGAAGGATTCGATGCATTAAAAAACATGCAAGAAGGCGCAGCATTAAAAGCATTTTCAATTGTAACAACATTCATAATATTAATAGCATTTATGGTTTATTTTTATTACTCAGGAACTTTATTTTCGGATGGTATGAAGGTCAGAGATTGCAAATACATGGATGACATGTTTGGAACATTAAATGGCAAGATAAGATCTATTGATACTAACAATGAATCATATCAATATTCTCTCAGAGATTATTATATTAAATCGGCTTATAATTGTTGTTCAGGGGGTAATTACAAAAATGGATATGTGAATTCGTGTGTATTAAAAGATCTAATTAAGCAAGGTGTAAGAGGTTTAGATTTCGAAGTGTATTCCATTGATGATCAGCCAGTTGTAGCAACTTCTACATCAGATAGTTATTGCATAAAGGAAACTTTTAATTCAGTGCCATTTGGTGATGTCCTAAATATCATACGAGATTATGCCTTTGCTAGCTCAACCGCACCGAATCCATTCGATCCTATTATTTTACATCTTCGTATAAAGAGCTCTAACAAACCGATGTATGACAATTTTGCCAAGTTATTGGAAAGTCATAATGATATGTTAATGGGGAAAAAATATAGTTTTGAATATCATGGTAAGAATTTTGGTTCAGTTGAATTGCCGGAAATGGCAGGAAAAGTGGTGATAATTGTAGACAGAAGCAATCTCGCATTTATGGAGTCAGAAGCATTTTATGAATATGTAAATATGACAAG